CTATAGTTTGAGTATTGGAAAGTGTAATATTACTGGTTGCTATAACAACACAACTGTCTTTAACATCTAAACCTTCAGCAGTTGAATCGACATAGGCTTTTGTTGCTGCATCATTGTCGTTACTAGGCGCAGCCAAACTTGTAATCTTTTGACTGTTTAAAGAGACAGCAGCAGTAGGAGCTGCCATCTGATCTAATCTATTTACCTGAACACCTGTATCAAAATCAGATATTTTTGTATGAGCTATTGATGGGATATCAGCAGCAACTAAAGCTCTAACTGCTAATGCTGCATCTGAACCTGAACCTGGACCAGCAAGAACATAATTAGCAGTGTAAGTTGTATCTTTATCCCAGAATTTACCCTTACCACCAATAGCATTAATGGTTGTAGCAGAACCACCTGCACCACCAGTACCTTTACCGTAGTAAAGAACTTCAGTTGATTCAGCAAATGCTAATTCAGCATTTTCAAGGCTGGTAGGGGCTGAACTCCCTGTACTCCGCTTGATTCTTACAGTGTTAGCCATGTTTTAGAAGTTGCCTCCGTCTACGAGGGTTGAGGTGGTCCAGGTTGCGTCAGCCTTTAGAGAAGACGATGTACTGTCATAATAAACGATAGATTTATTCACAGCATTAGTTGTATTTATAATGGAGGCGTTAGCCCCCTGTGGTCCTGCTGTTGTGGCAGTAACAACAGAGGTAACAGGAACTTCAACAGTTGTTGTTGTATTTGCATCTGTTACCTCAACAGTATTAGTTGTCTTAGTGACATTTACTGAAGTCATCTGGTATATCCTTGACTCATATAAATTGTACCTTCAACCCAATATTCTTTATCACCTGAAGGATTAGTTAAAAGGATGTCATATTTATACTCATCAGAGGTTAATAATACTGTTTGAGTATCAGTTACTTTCCAAGAAAAAGCCCCTCCACTAGCATTAGTTACCGTAACAGTTGCATCTGCCGCCTTAAGACTTCTCTCAGCGTCCCAGACTTGAGAAGCTAATGTGTATCCTGTTAAATTAACAGCAGAACTTGTTGAGTCTTTAAGACTCATATCAATACTATGATCTGATCCTCTTTGGATCGTCATGTTATAAGTCCCAGGTGCAATTGCCATCGCTAAGTCTTAATTACGTACATCATACTCCAGTTCCTTGGTCTAGCTCCACCATTAGCTTCTGATACACCACTGTCAGCTTGACTGATTGAAGTCGAAACATTTATGCCCGTTGTACTGTCGGACATATTATTCATCGTACCGCTGTCATGGCTACCTGTGGAATGAGGCCCACCGTCATCATCATTCCCTCCACCATAAATACTGTGTCTATGCCCAGGATCATTAACAGATGATGATGCACTAACACTATGCCCGTGATCTAAGTTCTGTGATGTCTGATGACTCGCAAACGATCTCCCTGAATCAGTTCCTTTACCATTGTCAAAACCTCTTATAAATTCACCACGAAGGTCTGGAACATTAAAAGTCGAACCATCAGCTGAACCCCACGTTGTTCCAATTACTGAAAACAAAGAGGAGTAAGTAGACCTACTAATAGAAGCTCCATTACATTCCAAATACCCAGCAGGGATAGTTGTTGTTGCCATTGCATAAACAGACCCTGTAGGGACACCAGCTACTGCAGCCCAAGAAAGCACACCAGAACCATTTGACTGCAAGAAATCTCCATTATTCCCATCGGAATTAGGGAGAGTTAAAGCAACATCACTTGTTAAGGCAGGTGCAACCAAAGAAACAATGTTTGAACCACCTGAGTCTCTTAGCCTTAATTGTTTACCATCTTCTATTTCTAAACCTGAACTGTTTAAGTGAGCTATTAACGAACCACCTGCTGTAATACCTAAATCATTAGCAGCAACTTTATATAAACCTGTATCAGTATCTCCACTAAATCCAAGTCCAGCAGAACCTACAGCACCAGCAGCAATTAAAACATTCCCTGAAAATGTAGCTCCTGTAAGGAGAGCCATCCCTAAGTTTGTTGAAACATCTCCAATTAATATCCATCCATTATCACTAGCATTTCTAATCTTTAATGTGTCTGGATTTGTACTTGTATCTAACCAAAGTTGATGAGCTGTAGTTGTAGAAGGCTCAGAAGATCCAGAACTTAAACTATAAAGCGCAGCAAGATTATTATTTATGTCGGCCCTCACGTTGGCCCCTGTATCATTCTGAATTATTTGGTCTGATTGGGCCATTAGATTCCTTGTCCGTATCCAGTGGCCGTCCAGTGGAATGAACGTGCCTGACGACTGTCTCCACTATTGTAGATGGAAACGGTAAAAGCGGTAGCAGAACTACTTGCAATCGTATAATAATCACCTGAATCTGATGTACTCATACTGATTCCAATTGCAGGAGTGGCATTAAATCTTTTAGGGAAAGTAACTGTTACATCTCCACTAGCAGAAGAAGTCCCAGTACCATTTATTGTTCTTGTAGGCATGTGAGATGCAACCCGTAACTGTTGAATTGAAATACGAGCATCATTTTCTCCATCTGTACTTACTTCCGCTTTTAATTCATATCCTCTCGCTTGGAACTGTGCATTATTATATGGTCGCCAAGTTGTCCACGTAGGAGAACTACTAGGGTTATCCTGTGTTGTTCTTATATATAAACTAGCATTTGCATTGGGAGGAGTCGTTCCATCAACACTTGTGATTGCGTCAAAACCAGTTGTTCCTGCTGCTGCCGTTGCATCATAATTTGTACCTAAAGAATCCAAGAAACTGTTACCAGGGTAGAAACTCCTAACTTTTAAAGTACTTTCTAATTGAACATTAAAGACAGCACCTAAATCTATAGGGTTATTTTGAAATAAATAAGTACCTGTTGTTTTATAATTAGATCCGTCAGTTGCGTTCATCAATTCTCCACTATCAACGACTAAATCTGTTTTTGTTCCAGGAAAAGTAGTATCTTCTGTTTGAGTATTAATATTAACTAAATTGTCTAAATCAGGCTTTGTAAATTCAACTGATGCTGTATTAACACTAAGCCTTCCACCTGAATCAACAAATCGAGCTAAATAAGTTCCACCTTTTAAATCCGCATAGGCTTCCTTAGCCGTACCAGTTAAATCACTATGAATACTAGATGCAGTTGCCCAAGTAACATTCGTCAGATCAGGGGAATGTCTGAGCCTGACTAATCCACCGACGATTACGTCAAGATCAGCAGATTGAGTCCATTGCAGACGAGCCAACCCGTTAGTAGGGATCATCGTTAAATTAGTAACATCCCCAGGAGCCGCTGTTTTACCTGCTAATGCTTTTGTAAAAGTCGCAATAGTACTTCCTTTATTTAAATAGTTAACTGCCTGAATCTGAACAGATAATGTACCTGCTCTTAACGCACCAAAGTTACCACCTTGTCTAAGACTTATAGAAGGAGAAGCAGTTGTTAACGTTGCCCAGTTATCATTATCTACTCGATAAGTAACTCTAAATTCTGTAACTCTCTTTCTGTTATGTTGCCAACTTAAATCACAACCGACAAACACACCTTGCCCATCTGAATAGAGAAATTCTTCACCTTCAATATCAGTAACAGGATCAGGTATCGCACTTAAATTACTAATATCTCTAAGAACAATATCTGTACCTGAGTCAACAGAAGAATAAATAGAATCGTTATACTCTAAGGCTACTACTGATGCTATTCCACCATCAGTCTCCCCTACACTTACAACTCTGTATTGTTGAGATTGGATATCAGTAGTCTGGATTAAATAAACAGACTCGTCATTAGGAGCTTCAGTAAAAGCAGCACTTACAGTGATAGTAGGAGGTGAGGCATTTGGAGCGTAATTGGAAATAGTTTTAGTCTCGACAACTCCTGTGGGCTGAATAACAGATAAAGTTGGGCTTTTAGTTAAGTCAACAGAGAAATCATCACCACTATCTATATTTATTACAGTTGTAGTTGACCCTGCTGCAATGCGTCCTGATCTTCTTGTTCCTGCTCTAACTGGGTCGGCAATGTCAATTACCATCCCAGGGCGTAGTACAATTCCACTATCTACACCAACAGCAAAACTGCAAGTTTGAGTAAGAAGTTGCTCGGATTTCAATAACCATAAACCCATCCTATGAGCTTGCCCTTGTGAATAGCACCCCAGGGCTTTTACATCCTTGCTAATAATGCCAAACTTAGCTATTGCATCAGCATCCTCTACATACTCAAACATTGTTTCACCCAATCCTTCGTAAGTCTGGTATGCAACTTTCACTGAAGTATGCCTTGCTTTTTGCGATACACCGGAATACTCAAATTCTCCATCAATAACATTACTTGGGCCTAATAAATACTGACTATCTTGGGGTTTATCTTGTAAAACTATAGTATTACCAGCACCATAATAACTCATACCTCTAAATAAAGAGGTCATTTCTTTTATAACGGTATAAATATCCTTCCTCTGATTAATTAAAATATTACAAGCAAATCTTGGTTCCTGACCACCTTTTCTATCATCAACTAATTCATTACAGTATTGAGAAATACTATAGAAATCCCACTTGTCTAGGGAAGACTCAGGAATAGAACA